AGTAAACAGTGTTGTCATCACTAGCGTTACCTACGCACCACACTCGTCCGTAAGCTGCAATAGCTTCGTTAGCGTACTGTGCAGAAGTTACAGACGCACCAGATACACTGGACATCTTAGTTACTGCACCTAAACTGTTGCTGTACACCAGAGGCTCATAACCACGCTGAAAGAAGTAAGCGTGATCGTTGAAGTTAAATATCTTCCAATCGTTAGCAGTAATCGTGTACGACCCCGGCGTTGCGTCAACCAGAGTAGTTGTGCCTGTCATAATCTTGTTGTTACCAGTACTAAAGATTATCTCGTTGCCTGCACTGTCGTAAAACTCGTGTATGTTGTGCAGGTAGTCAGTACCTAAGACAGTCTTGTTTGTGGTAGCAACAGCATTACCCTTGCGTGAAGCCAAACGACCACGCCTGTCAATAATAGCGTTGTCAGCAACTTCAGCAAAAGATGCGTCCTGTGCTAACGGGGAATCTTCTGTGTTGATTCCTTTAAACGCAGGAGCAATCAAGTTAATTGTTTGTAGTGGCTGGGCCATACGTACTCCTACGGGGTGTACCAGATGGTTTCGTCAGGGTGCTTCTGTGCATCCATAGCGATAGCATCTGATAAATATTTGTCAGCGATAGCAAAGTACTCAGGGGTAGATGTACCGCCTGTCTCACCTCGCTCACGCGCTAGTAGAGCTACTGCCATGTGAATCACAGGCTGACTAGGAACAGCCAACGTATCTGAGTCAGCAGACAGCTCAGTATTTCTAATAACAATTTTAGCCTTCAAAGAGTACACTCCATCAGGCTTAGGGTACACATCAATCTGTGAGTCACCGCTTCCGTCAACACCGTTAAACGTGTAGTACTCAGGTGCACCAGAAGCAGGTGTGTTAATCAAGTACTGCTCGTCAAACCAAGACTGAGGACGGTACTCCATAGTCAAGTTAGACGTATCGTTAATCAAATGCAGGATCTTACCGTAGTCCTGTGACCCCGTAAGTGAGTACGTGTAGTCATCAGCAGCTGTAGTAATCGTAAGGGTTGACCTAAGTTGTGACCAATCCCAAGCACTCTGTACAAAGTTCTTTGCGTCATTAATAAAGTCACCAACCATCTTACTGTACACATTAGCGTTGACAGTTGTTACTTCGTCCTCTCGCAAACGTCTAAGGACATTGTTTACTAAATCTAAATATGTCATGCTATGTAGTCCTCAAACAAGCTAATTATGCTAGTATTTTGGTTGCCCGTTTCTTCTACGTATTTCTGTAAAAAGTTTTCAACTGGAAATTGTAATGCAGCAAGCAACGCTGGGTCGCCCATGCCCGGAAGCCCTATATTCTGTGGCTCAAACATACCTGTACCACCTCTTCTTGGTCTACCGCCACCGCCACCACCGCCGCCACCACCGCCGCCATTACTAGAAGGCAGTTCAGTAGTTGGAGGTACACTCGTTTCTGGTGGTAAAACAGTATCTTTAGTTACTGGAGTGTCAGTAACAACAGTATCTTTAGTTACTCCAGTGTCAGTAACAACAGTATCTTTAGTTACTGGAGTGTCAGTAACAACAGTATCTTTAGTTACTCCAGTGTCAGTAACAACAGTATCTTTAGTTACTGGAGTGTCAGTAACAACAGTATCTTTAGTTACTCCAGTATCTACTTTAGTGGGGTCTACAACAATAGTATCTAAAGTGTTTGTACTATCTACAATAGTGTCTCCTGTTCTACCACCCGTAAAAGCAGTACCAGTGTTTACTACAGTGTTATCTACTTTAGTGGGGTCTACAACAATAGTATCTAAAGTGTTTGTACTGTCTACAATAGTGTCTGCTGTTCTACCACCTCCGGTATTAGTAGTAGTAACTTCGCCACCACCAGTAGTAACTTCGCCACCACCAGTAGTAACTGTACTATCGATAGACTTAGTAGTAGTATCTCCTCCAGTACTGACCGTTGCGTTGTTACCTCCACTATCAACTAACACACCGTCAAGAAAACCACCCAAAATAGCGTCACTAATTGTTAGGTTAATTCCCGGCAAAACAGTGTTAGCTGATATAGCAGTCTCTGTGCCAGATAAGTTAACAATAGCTACACTGCCTGCTGCTTCATTTGCTGCTGCTGTTGCCGCTGCCGCGTCTTGAGCACCCGTTATAGTAAGAGCGTCTGGTATAAAATTTGTTCCTGCTGAGTCTTCGTAAACTCTAAATGGGTTGTCAGCACCTGTAGAGTACTGGCCCGCAATACCGGACAAAATACCCACCATCTGTGAATCGCCTCGCGGGTTAACGGCAAAGTTGTACGTTTCGTCAAGAGGACCGTATGCAATAATGCTCTGTATATAGTTTAGTTTGTCTGTGTAGTCTTCTGCGTCTACAGCACCAGCAAGGTACTCGTCTGGGTTAAAGCCATAAGTACTTTCAAACTGTTGAGTAGCAGCCGCATCAAGTATGCCACTGCCTATATTTGCTACTTGGTTAACACCGGGAATGTTTTCTTTGGCAAAATCAAAGGCGTCTCCAAGGATTGTATTCTGTTGCGTCACTGTTCCGCTAGACCAACCCGGAACATTACCAGCATAAATATCAGCAGGGTTAAGACCCATAGATAGTACTTCTGTGTCCGTGTATTGTTTTCCTTGAGAATCAAAAAATACGCTTCCTACGTTAAATGACCCGCCGCCTAGAAACTGATTTAGTCCCGTAGTGCTTACAGGATCAATAAAAGGAAGCAAACCTCCTTCGCCTATTAGACCGCCTAAGTCGGATTTACCGACAATCTTGTCAGCACTAGGTGGCCCCATAAAACTACCAGATGTGTTAGAAAGCGTAAGGTTAGCTGTAGCCGCTGCATATAATTCTGCGTCAGAAAGAGGGGCCATATTGTTAGCAGCCCTGTAGTCTTGAATTTTTTTCATTTCGGCTTCAACAGAAAACTGACTTGTGTCAGAAAGTAAATCAGCCACTGCCTTGGTTCCACCGCCTATCAAGCCGCTAACTAAAGCACTTTCTAAATCAAGCTTACCTTCAGTAATAGCACTACTAACTAACTCGTTTGTAGCACCCTGTACAAAACCGCCAACAACGTTTTCTGGAACTATGTTGACCCCTGTACCCGTTGCTACACCAAAGTTTTCTGCAAGCATACCACCGGGGTTTAGTCCTCCTACTACTGCACTAGCTAGAGTCTGTGCTGGATCAATGCTTCCAGTACTGGCTAACTGCCCTACTGCGCTTGATACGCCAGCAGCACCAGCTGTTCCTAATGCCCCACTACCTAATGCACCGCTAATGGCAGGACCAGCAACACCAGCTGTTAACGCAGTAGCAGCAGCTCCCAGAGCAAGTTTACCAACATCCAAACTTGTATCTACAAACTTAGTCTGGCTTAGACCACTGCCGTTAAAACCCCATACTTGACCATCTTTATCTGTATAGGTTGTAGTAATTCCGTACTTGTTGGCTATAGCGTCTACGTTTTGTTGGTTGTCTGCGTAAGTAGCATTAGGGTTGTCTATGTATTCTTCGTTTGATTCTTTAACAAAAGCAAGGTAATCGTCAAAGGTTAGATTTGGATTTTGTTCTTTAAACAACTCCATTCCAGTGCCTTTATCACCCTCCCAAAATGCCTTAATTTCATCTTCAGTGTAATAGTTACCTTGCCCGTAATTACGACTATAGTCATCACTAGCTTGACCATAGTTATTATAACGGTCATCTTCTAGTGGTTGAGTAAAGTAGTAAGCGGCCTCTTCATCAGGATTAACATTCCAGTTTCCGTTAGCATCAAGGGTAGCATTAGTTTTGTGCAGTTGACCATCTTCTCCCACCATAACAGCATCAGGACGAGTAGCGTTTAGCGCGTCTGCAGCACCCAAGCCCATTGTGTCAGGAGAATTAGCTAAAAGGTTTAGTGCTTGAGCAATTTTTTCATCATCGTTTGTTGTGTCAGACAATATATCTGTTTCATCTAACTGTTGTTGAACCGCATAACTTTGAGCTTCTTGAGAGATAGCAATGTTGTATTCAACATCAGCTAAAGTAGCACCTCTACTTATATCGCCAAGCCAATAGTCAATACCCTCCGGCTTTGCATCACGGCCTAGATACTGCTGGTATAGGGAATTAATCTGTTTGCGTGTTGCCATCTACTTTTTCCCCTTCAAGGCAAGCAACTTGTCAGCACCACGAATACCAAAGGATGCAGATACAGCCATAAACAGTAGGTACTGATACCAGTCA